GATAATATGCCAAAAGTCGGAACAAAACATTATTCATATACTAAAAAAGGTATGGAAGCTGCTAAGAAAGAAGCTAAACGTACTGGTAAAAAAATGACTAAAGTTAAAGGAAAGAAAAAGTATGCCTAATAAACCAGACTCTAGACTTAAACGTGCAGGGGTATCAGGTTATAATAAACCTAAACGTACTCCTAGTCATCCTAAAAAGTCTCATGTAGTTGTTGCTAAAGAAGGAGACAAAGTAAAAACTATTAGATTTGGTGAACAAGGAGCATCGACTGCAGGTAAACCTAAAGCTGGAGAGTCTGCACGAATGAAAGCTAAACGTAAGTCTTTTAAAGCTAGACATGGTAGAAATATAGCTAAGGGTAAAATGTCGGCAGCTTATTGGGCTGATAAGGTTAAGTGGTAATGAGTTTAGTAGAAAACATTAATAAACGTAAAAAAGCAGGAAAGTCCAGAAGTAAAAAGAATAGTACTGTAAGTGATAAAGCATATAAAGCTATGCAAAACAACTGGGATAAGAAAAAGAAGAAGAAAAAGAAACGTGCTTGATGACAGTCCATGCATAGGTGTCTGCCGTATAGTAGACACAACAGGTGGAGAGCCTAGATGTATTAGTTGCTATCGTACTTATAAAGACTTAGATCAATGGTTAGTTATGTCTAGAGAAGAAAGAGTACGAAGAATTCAACAATTACAACTAGAACGCTTGACAAATTAATAAAAATGTGCTATAATGTTAATATAATTAATAGGAATTAAAATGACTTATTTAGAAGTAGTTAATAAAGTTTTAGTTAGACTAAGAGAAAACGAAGTTTCTTCTCTTACTGAAACGTCTTATTCTAAACTTGTAGCTGATTTAGTTAATGTAGTTAAACGAGAAGTAGAGAACGCTTGGAACTGGGATTGTTTAAGAGAAACTCTTACTGTAACTACAGCTAATGATTTATTTAACTATGTGCTAACTGACTCTGGAACTACGTCTAGAGTATTAAATGTTTACAATGATACAGACGATATTCAAATGCACTATCGTCCTAGTAACTGGTTTGACCAACAAATGAGAATGGTTGACACAGTTCAAAAAGATGCTCCAATGTTTTACAATTGGAATGGTACAAGTAATGGTGATTTACAAGTAGACCTTTACCCTATTCCTGATGGTGTTTACAATATTAGGTTTAATATTATTAAACAACAGGATGATTTGTCTGCACCTACAGATGTTTTATTATTAAATCCACATCTTGTTATTGAAGGTGTTGTTTCTAGAGCAATTAGTGAACGTGGAGATGATGGTGGGTTTATGGACCAAGAGATGCGATATAAAAATATGTTAGCTGATTTTATTGCTATTGAAGCTGGACGTATGCCTGATGAAGTTACTTGGTATCCTGAGTAATGGCAGGAGTTTTAAAAACTACTAGTATTTCTGCACCAGGTTTTCTTGGATTAAACACTCAAGATTCAGGAGTTAATCTTGAAAGTGGGTATGCTACTGTAGCTAATAATTGTATTATTGATAAGTTTGGTAGACTTGGTGCTAGGAAAGGTTGGGACTTAAAAACAACTTCTTCTAGTTTAACTACAAATGCTACAATAGATTCTATATTTGAATTTAAAGATGTTGATAGTACTGTTACTATTTTATCAGCAGGAGATGAAAAGCTTTATAGTGGTACAACTACATTAACTGAAGTACCTATTAGAGCTGCAGATCAAACTACTGTTGTACCTAGAGTAGGTACAGGTAATAGATGGGAATGGGCAAGTTTATTAGAAGGTACAGGACCAACAGCAGACTCTTATGCTATTGCTACACAAAGAGGTAATCCTGCTTTAGTATATCGTAGAGCAAGTCACTCTGGTCCTTATATACTACAACAAATAGGTGACTATGGTGCTAAACCTTCAGGAGTAACAACATTTGATCCTGATTGTTGTTTAAGTGCTTTTGGTAGAATTTGGGTAGCAGGAATTACAAGTAACCAATCTACTATATACTTTAGTCAACTTAATAATCCTGCTGAGTTTTCAGCTAGTGGTTCTGGTGTATTAGATATATCTACTGTTGTTGCTGGTAATGACCAAATAGTAGCACTAGCTCAACATAATAATTATTTAATTATATTTTGTACTCATCATATTATATTTTATGAAGGTGCTATAAGTCCTTCTACAATGACATTAGTAGATACCATTGTAGGTATAGGATGTATTGCTAGAGACTCTGTACAAGCTACAGGTACTGATTTAATCTTTTTATCTCGTAGTGGTGTTAGAAGTTTAAATAGAACTATACAAGAAAAATCTTTACCTATGAGAGAATTGTCTCTTAATATTAAAGATGATTTATCTGGATATTTATCAGTAGAAACAATTAATAATATTAGAAGTGTTTACTATGAAAATGATGCGTTTTATTTAATAACATTTCCAGGATCTCGTGTTATGATTTATTTTGATATGAGGTCGGCTTTACCTAATGGAGCAGCTAGAGCTTCAATATGGAGAACAACTTCTGGAACATTATTTAATGCTTTTTGCAATACAGAAGATAGAAAACTATTGTTAGGTGTACCTAATGGTATAGCAGAATACTCAGGTTATTTAGACAATACAGCTACTTATGACTTTGAGTATTTAACAGCCGCTTCTGATATACAAGCACCTACTACTAATAAAATGTTAAAGACTGCTGAACTTACAGTTATAGGTACAGGAGATCAAGACTTTACATTTCAATGGGGTTATGATTATACACTTAATCTTAATTCACAAGTTATTAATAGAGATTTTGGTACAACTACTTTATCTAGATACAATATGACATATAAATATAATATAGATAAGTATAATACTGTAGGATTAGGTGTTCAACAATTAAGAGTACCTTTAACAGGATCAGGAAAAGTTTTACAATTTGGAGTTAAATCTACAATTAATGACGAAGCATTAAGTGTTCAGAAAATAGATGTATATCTTAAAACAGGGAAAATAATATAATGACAGCATATACTAAAGCCACTAACTTTTTAGCAAAGGATTCTTTACCAGATACAGATGCTGGAAAGATTATTAAAGGTTCAGAGTTTGATACTGAATTTAATAACTTACAGACAGCTGTAAATAGTAAAGCTAACAGTTTATCTGCTGCATTATCAGGTACTCCTACAGCTCCTACCGCAACAGCAGGTACAAATACTACGCAAATTGCTACAACTGCTTTTGTAACTACAGCAGTAGCTAGTAGCTTTCCATCAGGTGGTATTATTATTTGGTCAGGTTCTTCAGTCGCAATTCCTAGTGGATGGTTATTATGTGATGGTACTAGTAGTACTCCAGATTTAAGAAATAGGTTTGTTGTAGGTGCTACTGATACTTATAATGTAGGAGATACTGGTGGCAGTGCAGATGCAGTAGTGGTAAGCCATACTCATACAGCAACCTCTACAGTTTCAGATCCAGGACATAATCATTCAACAGGTGTTCGCAATACTGGAAATACAGCAGCAGATGGAGCTGGGGCAGGTAAATGTGATACTGGTACATCAGGAACTTCAACAACAGGTATTTCTGTTTCTACAACTGTTAATAGTACAGGTTCTAGTGGTACTAATGCTAACTTACCTCCTTACTATGCACTTTGTTATATTATGAAATCTTAATGCAAGATAAAGATGTACAACGATTTCTAGAAAAATCTAGAAGTGAGTATTTAGATACAACAAATTTAATAGAAAATGAACATGGGTTTATGAGCTGGAAAATAGATGGTGATAAGTTTGTATGTATTAATGTCTATGGTAATGGTAAGTATTGGGATAGTTTTATGAATGAGTTAGCAAAGCAGTTTAACTGTAAAACTATATTAGGGGGAACTACTCGTAAGAGTTACAAAGCGTTTGTAAAGAAATACAATTTTAAATTAGTAGGTTATATTTTTGAAAAAGAGGTAATATAATGGGTTCATTAATAGGAGCAATTACAGGAACAACTAAGGCAGCTAAACGTGCAGCAGAAGAGCAAAAACGTGCTGCTGACATGGCTAGGTATAAACCTTATGATGTAGAGGGATCATTTTATGGTGATGTTGCTTTTGGTCCTGATACTGTAAGTTATGAACTTAGTCCAGAGCTACAAACTTTTAGAGATTACTTTTATAATCAAGCTTTAGGTTTTCAACCTACTACTGCTGAACAAAAACTCTTTACAGATATAGGTCAAACTGGTGCAGATATATTTCAACGTGGTTCTCAAACAGATATAGCTAAAGCTACTTCAGATTATTATAATCAACAGTTACGACTTTTACAACCAGAACGAACAATGGAAGACATTCGTTTAAGAGAGAACCTTTATGGAACAGGTAGAGGTGGTTTAGGAGTATCTTTAGGTACAGGTGGTTATGTTAATCCTGAACAATATGGTGCTTCACTAGCAAGAGAGATGGCTAATTTAAACTTAGCATCAACTGCTGAGGATAGAGCTAGACAACTACAACAACAAGATATATCAATGGGTACTGGTCTCTTTGGTTTAGGTAGAGAAATGAGACTACTACCTATTACACAGTCTGGTAGTTTACTTGATATGGCTAGTGGTGTAGAACAAATGGGTATGATGCCTTTACAATTAGGAGCAGACTTAGGTAGTGCTGCACAGTCAGGACGAGTAGCTCAAGCTCAAGGATATGGTCAAGCTGCAAATACAAGAATGAACGCTTCTTTAGCTAACGCTGGTATGTTTACTAATTTACTAGGACAAGCTATGACAATACCTAATTGGGGTGGACAAGGAGGAGGAGCTGCTAATCAAGCTAATATTGGTGGTATGCAAGGACCTGGATGGTCTACACCAATTCCACAAAATCAAGGATTTTGGAATTCTATGAGAAACTATTTTAATTAGGGGCAATAATATAATGGCAAAAGATATTGTAGGTGGATTATTTGGATTGTCTCCAAATCAAATTATGGAGCAACAACGAGCTGCTGATACTCAAGAAGCTTTAAACTTTGGTCAATTAATGCCTCAAGGTTATGGAGCAATAGGTGCTGGTTTTTCTAAACTAGGAGCTGGTGCAATTCGTGCTGGTAGTAGTATGCTTGGTTTAGAAGATGAAACACTTATGAAAGCTAGAGATATTGAACAAATTATAAAAGATACTCAAGCAGATATGCCTGCTGGTGTTAATCCTGACCAAGTTTATGAATCATTATATAATCGTTTAAGTGATAAAGGTTATGCTAATGAAGCTCTGTTTGCTTTAGATGCTAGACAAAAGTATCTTGACAATCGTAAAACAATGGAATTAAAAGAAAGAGAATTAGACGTTAATTTACAAATAGCTAAAAATAAAGCAAATGAAGCTGCAATAGGAAAAGCTACAACAATTGCTAAAAATAATTTAGCAGATCAAGAACGTTTAAGAGAAAGAGTACAAGATAATATTAAAGAGGCACAAGGTCCTTATTGGGATGTAGCGAATTCATGGGCAAATCAATATGAAAATGAAAAAACAGGATTTTTTGATATAGATAATGAAGCTTTAGCTAAAGGTTTATTACAGTTACAAACAGAACTTCTTGATTTAACTACAACTAATGAAGTAGGTATTAGAAGCCCTTTATTAGCACCTGATGAAGCTTTTAAATTAGCTAAAGAAATGTTAGGACAAGTAGATGAAGATGGCAACCTTAAATGGTATAAAGGTACAGGATGGACAGGGTGGTCTGGAGCAGTTACTTTACCTGCTGATGTTAAATCTGCTGTTATTAATTATTTAGAAGGTAAAGGTATGTCAGTAGCCCCTAAAGAAACAACACCTTCTAATTTATCTGGTGAGGATTTAGAAGCTTATAATTGGGCAAAAGAAAATCCAAACGACCCTTTAGCTAAAGATATTCTTACTAGATTAACTAAATAAAATGGCATTTGATCCTCAAGCTTATCTAGCTTCTAAACAAGAAGTTACGACTCAACCTGCATCAACTTTTGATGCTAACAACTATCTTAATAAAAAAAGAGCAGAAGACTATAAAAAAGTATTTACTGACGAACCTACTATTCTAGAAGAATTTGGTATGGGAATGGTAGGAGAAGTCTTAGCTATTAACGATTTTATTGGTGCAGTAGCTACAGGTGAATTTCAAACAAGTGCAGGTGGTGTTCCTGTTATGGCAGGTATAGATTATCTTTTTAGTCAAGCTAATGAATGGTTAGAAGAATCAAAATACAAATTTAAAAAAGAATTTGGAACTGTTACCAAAGAAGATGAAATGAATCTTTTTAAAGTTAAACAAAATTCAACTTTTGATGCTGCTGCTGAAAGAGCAGATAAAAGTATTCGAGATAAAACTGCTTATCTTAATATAGCTAAAAATGCAGATACTTTTTTAGATTGGACATTTTCTAAAATAAATAAAGAAACAGAGTGGAAACTTGTTAAAAAAGATTTACAAAAGTATAAAGATAAAACTGTTACTAATAGAGCTTTAAATTGGGTAGGTGAGCATATTCATAAAGGTGCTGAAGAATTAAAACAAGAATATGGACTACCTATGCCTGTTGGTATGGCTTTAGCTGAACTAGCTATGCTTAAATCTAATGTTGTTGCAAAACCTCTTGCAGCAACAGTAGGTAAAATTTCTAGTACAACAGGTTTAACAGGAACTATTAAACGTGTTACAGGTAATTCAGATTTAGCTACTATTAATAAAGGTATAGAACTTAGGGAGTCTCTAGGATATAATTCTACTCATTTAAAAGAGTACAAAAATGCTGCAGACTTTGGTAAAATTACTCAAACAGACTATGGAATTGCTTTTGATTTACCTACTCCTAAATTAGTTTTAGAAGCTTTACAAAATCCAATTACTATGATTAATAAAAAAGTTAAAGAAACTAAAACAGAAGAAGACTTTGTTCGTATAAATGAATTGACAGGTAGAGGATTACTTAAATTAGAAAAAGCATATACTACACTTATTAGTAAATCTTTAGAAACAAAACTTAATAAACTATTAGGTAGAGATAAAGAATTGCATTATAAAATTTACAATAATATTGTAGATAATATGTTATGGGATAGTAAAGCTAAATATAAAAAACCTACTCTTAGTATTCTTGAAAAGCAAATTAAAAAAGATATATTTGATCCTGCTATGAAAGAGTACAATAGACTTATTAAAAAATTAGAAAAAGCTGGAAAACTAGAAAAAGATATTATTATTGATCCATTAAAGACTGGTCCTTTTGTACCTAGAAGAATACAATCTCCACGACCAGGATTTCTTAAAAATGTATTTGGTGATTATTTTAAAATTAATGATCCTTATGCTAGGTATAGACCAGGTTCTACTTCAGCTAGGGAGTATTTTGTTGCGTATAATCCTATAACAAAAGAAAGGCATGTTATAGCATTAGATCAAAACTTAGGACCTCGTAATAAAAAAACAGGAACTACTACAGAAATACAAGTAGCAGTAGAATTTAAAAATGGTAATAAAGCATTTTTAGGTAAAGATAAAAATAGTACTGCTAGTTTATTAACAAACTTAAATGAAACACGTACAGAAGGTCCTATTACAAAGTCAGGTGAAAAACTAGGTGATTTTGAAATACGAGAAGCAACTCGTAAAGATTTAGCAGAAAAAACTAATATAGATTTAGTTAATGAGCATCCTGCTGTTATTTTTGATAGAATAGCAGAACTTCGACAATTAGAAAGAGATATGACTTTTGAGCAAAATATTAAAAAGTCTCCTTACTTTAAACAAAATGCTCTTAAACTTAAAAAAGGCGAGGCAGCTCCAGAAGGATTTAAAAAAGTACAAGAAGATTTAACACAATCTTATCGTGATCTTGATGCTTATGTGTATAAAGATAGAGCTGCTGAAATATTAGAAGACGCTAATAGACCCCGTCCTGATACTATTTTAACTAAAGTTTCTGATGCTTTAGTTAAAAATATGATGCTAAACCCTATTCCTCACATGCACAATGAGTTAATTCACTTCTACTCAACTAAAGGATTTATGCGTACTTGGAGTCCTGAAGCAAGAAAACAATTTAAAGAAGACATGATGTGGGCAACTAAAGAAGTACAAGAGTTTGGACCTACCTATAGAGAGGCTTTAAGCAATGGTAGTTCTATGATGTCTACTAATGTTAAAAATACTAAAGCTTTTGACAATCTTGTTAAAGTAAATCGTGATACTTTTTATGGTAAGTCTACTAAAGATATGTCTTTTTGGCAAAAAGCAGACAGAGCAGCTAATAGGCAATTTGGTGAAACTTATGGTGGTGTTTCTAATTTTGCACAAAACAGTATGTGGACTGTTCGAGATGTTATGTTTATGATGTTGTTAAAACAAAAACAACGTCAATATCCTAACTTAACTATGAAAGAACATATACAATTAGTAGAGTCACATTTACCTAGTTATCGTATTCCTATTCGTGTAGGAGAAAAAGTATTGGGTGCTAAAATGTCTAGAGCTTTATCTAAAATTTTACAAAACCAAAATATAGTTATATTTGCACGATATAAACATGGTATGATTAGCTCAGGATTAAATACTATACGAGATATTGCAGCACCATTAGATGTACCTTTACGTAATATAGGTGCAAGTAAAATAGCAAATTTTATTGGAGCTAGAGATATAGCTAAAGGTAGGTCTGTTAAAGAACAATTTAAAGATGGTATTGATTCAGGTTTAGCTTTAGCTTCTACATCTTTTATAATTTATCCAATTTTAGATGCTGTATTCCAAGAAATCTTTGGTTCTGATGAGGCTCATGTTAGACGAGCTGGTATATTACATGTATTAGATACAGCTAGTCGAGTAGGAGAAGGTAGTCGAGAACCCTATTCTTTATTTCAAAACTTAGCTACTGTAAATCCTGCAGTAATGTTAGGTACAGAAATATTATTAAATACTACATTTTATAATGGTAGACCAGTATATAATGTTGATGATCCTTTCCAATATCAAGTATTAGATGTTCTTAAAAAAACAGGACAAACAATTCCTCTTGCAAGTCAAATTGTTCATAGTCAGGGAGATCCAAGTAAAGTATTAGGTAGACAAATTGATGTTAAAATACCTTCTGAAAAACAAGTTAAAACTGAAAAACGTTTAGAAAGAGCTAGATGGAAAGCTTATCGTAAAAGAATGATTGAACGTGGAGAAATTCCTGAAGAAAGAGATTCAGATTAATCTATATACCAAGCTAACTGTACTCGTACAACACCTACATCAATTAAACAATAACCTATACTCATATCGTTAATATTATTGGTAGTAAACTCTAGACCAAAACCTATACCACATATCCAATGTAATGTAATATTCATTTATTTTCCCAGTGTACAAAAACACCTCTAAAATCACGCATATAAAAGCTTTCTTGTAGGTTTAAAGGTAAATTAATATAGTCTCTATGTAAACAACCACTATCAAACTCTGCATATCTTTCTGTTACAAACTCATGAGCTGTTTGACAATCTTGAAATGTACCAATATACTGGGGTTCTAAGTTTAAATAAATTACTAATATATAATCTAGCATAGTTCACTCTCCTAAAGGTGTTACTATCAAGTCTTTACGAATACATCTATAACCATTGTATTCTTTCTTACCTCTATAAAAAGTTTCGTAGTACTCACTTGCTTCTTTACAACTACTAAACGTAGCTTCATACTTTTCAGCAGGACCAAAGTTTCCTACAAAACTTAATATTAGTACAAATTCAGTTATCATATTATCTCACAAGTGCCTCCTGTACAGGCTAAAGTTTGTTGTCCAATAGTATTATCGTCTTCTTCAATAAAGGAAGTCCAATCTATATACTTTGGAGTATTTTTAAGTAAAGAGTTATATACTTCTTTAGTACAATCTTCATAAGGAGCTTGTTGATATGTATGGTCACTATGAGGTAAGAAAGATACACCACTAATTTCATCAAAGTGTTTCCATACCCATGCTCCTACGTCTACCCACTCTTCATCTTTAACTGAGATAGTAACACTAGGTTTATGTTCACACCAGTGACGTTGATATATTAACCAGTTTTCTAATTGAGTTAGAGCAGACCAATCATTACGTAAGATAGCTTGTTTAGGAGCTTTCATAGGAAAGCTAAATACAGCAGTACTATCTGGACGATGTACTTCGTCTTCAACATATACACCTTTATCTTTTAGAAAATCGTAGATAGGATCTTTTTTATCCATTCTGATCCTACGTATGTAGTAGTCGTTGTGACGAGCATGAATCCCGCTAGCAGCATCAACAAGCTGGCTAACAGTACCACTCGGTTTAACACACGTAATACTTGCTGACGTCGGTATTCCAAGTATTTCTGCGTACGTTTTATTTGTTTTTCTAGCTTCATCCCTTAACCTTTCTAACATTTTAGGATCAGGATTAGATGTAATTTTTGCATCCATAATCCCAGTTAATGAAACTCCTAACAGTCTTTCTTCTTCAGTATTAGTTTGCCATTCATGAGAAAGAAATTTAAAGTTAGAAAGTGTAGATT